TTCCCGTTCGGCGGAGACCTCTTCAATGGTCTTGGCGGACCATCCGCCATCCACCATCTTTTTGGCCTCGAAGTCGGGGATGAAAGCGCTAATGCCGACCTTCTCCTTCTTCGCGAACTCGATCATATCTTCGACCAAGTTCTCCACCTCATCCGGCTGGTAATCGCTACCAGTGGCAAGAGCCAAAGTGCCGGATTTCTTCATCGGGGTAATTCGGACCCCACCGCTTATGAGCTTTGGCATGTGCCAATTCTCCAATGCTTCACTTGTCAAAGAGCGGTCTCGTGAAGCGGAGGTTCCGCTCCGCCGACCGGCTGATCCGATCGACAATTCAACCTACCACAATGCAGGATTTCTACAATCGGGCTACCTAATGTGGCGGAAACAAAGGGATTGCGCCCGTGCTAGGTAATCGGGCCGATCACGTCGAGATCAGGGTCAAATACAACCGATGATAGAAGCTCGACGTAGGGCACATGGCTTCGGTGCCGTGCCCTCCCCCCTGGATAACTAAACCTCGCAGTGCGCGGGCTTGACAAGTAACTACCCCCTGTGTAAGGTGATTTTTTAACCGGCATATAGGGGGTATCATGTCCAAGCCGAGTCCTGAGGAACTCCAGAAAAAATTTATATATGACCCAGACACGGGGGAGCTTACCCGCCGTAGGACTATGCAGCCCGTATACCTAACATTTATGGGCACTAAGACTAAACCTACCGGGGCTTACCTTATGGTAAATTATAAGCGCGTGAATGCCCGAGGGGCTATTATTGCAATGCAGACCAACAAATGGCCTGACCCCCACCAGTATCGGTTCATAGGCGAGGACCCCAAGGACTTACGTTGGGACAACTTCTTCCAGCGCGTAGATGGGGAAAATCGCCGCTGCTTCAATTGTGGGGAGATGAAGCACCAGGATAATTTTCATAGAAAAAATGGTAGATATCAGAGGAACTGGTCATCCTACTGTAAGGACTGTGATAAATTACGGCGTAGTATATCAGCTAGGAAGGGCTCTCTTAAACGGGACTTTGGGCTTACTCCTGAGAAGTATGATGTCATGCTAGCAATGCAGGGTGGTGTCTGCGCCATCTGTAAGAAAAAATGCATCCGTAACCTCGCAGTAGATCATTGCCATACGACCAACACGGTGCGAGAGCTTCTCTGCATGAGGTGCAACGTAGGCCTAGGGGCCTTTGATGACGACCCAAGGCGCATGCTGGAAGCAGCTCAGTACCTCATACGCCACGTTCAGGCTCCTTGACACCCCCACTGCCCAGCCACTAAAGTCCCGCCATGGACAACTACCCCCTCGACTACCAACCCTGGTCCGATCGGCTGGCGATGGACGTCGCCCTCATGCTTGAGGACTCTGGAGAGACCGTAGATGAAGTTGTGGATCGGCACCATATCGGACCTGATGACTTGGTTCGTTTCTCCAAAGACCCGCTGTTCCTCAGGAAAGTAGGCGACCTCCGCAGCGAGGTGCGTGACAAGGGCGTGACGTTCCGCCTTAAGGCGCGAGCCCAGGCAGAGGAGCTCCTTAAAACAAGTTGGGGGCTGATCCACGCCGTGGATGTAAGCGCCGCTGTCAAGGCCGACCTCATAAAAGCCACTGTCAAGTGGGGTGGACTGGAGCCGACCAAGGAGTCGGTGTTCACCGAAGGCGGTGCCGGTGGTGTGAGCATAACGATAAATCTCGATACCCAGACTGCCGCAGTCACTGCGACGCCTAGGACCATTGAACACGAAGCTAACCCGTAACCAAGGAGGCTAACATGTCCGTCATACATAAATTAGTTGACGCACATCCCATCACCGTCGCGCAGAGTATTGCGACGGTAGGCAAGCAGATCCGGATCCCTGCCAGCGCTAAGGGGCTTACCGTAGAGGTTAACTTCGCCTGGGGTAGCGCCGGGACCACAGCCAAGCTTTACGTCCAGACCAGCTTCGATTTTGGGGCGACTTGGATAGACATCATGGCGTTCGCATTTACTACGGCGGTCAGCCGCAAGATCCTTGCCATCTCGGAGGGGGCTGCGCAGCTAGCTGACATCGTAGTGACAGATGGTACGCTGACTGATGACACCGCTGTTGACGGCATCTTGGGGGATCGCATTCGGGCCCGCGTCGTTACCACTGGGACGTACGCCACCGCTACCACCATCAGCGCCCACGCCAAGGCTAAGATTACATAGGGGTGGGCCTCACCGTGGATGAGTCCGTGGAGTATGAGTTCACCGACACCTACGAGGGCCTCCCGGCAAAAATCTGCTCGACGACTGCGGAGGCGACGGAGCTTGCCCATAGATTATTTGTCCTTGAACTGCCGTATATTATAAAACTCAGGACTCACAAGCTGCGTTTTGGCTTGCCCATGGATACAATCATTATGTTGTTGGAGGTGGATCGTGGTGTCATACACTGAGGGTGCAGAGGTGGGTAGCACAGCTGTCGATAATGTTGAGAGTCTATATGGGGACGTAGTCATCAGCCAAACGCCAAACCCAGCTACTATTGCGGTGCTAAAGGACATGTTGGAGGCGGCGCTCTCAGGGGAAATTGTTGGGTTCACCGGGGCTGTGCTTCATGGGGACCGTTCATGCTCTACTCGGTATGCGGGCCTCGCGTCGTATGCCCTGCTAGGGGCGCTGTCAGTAGCGCAGGTTAGGCTGGCGGCTCAGCATTTGGACAGCGAGTAGCATGGCGTACGACATTAATTTTACCCCCAGCCTGACGTGTGGTCGCTTCATGATGGACGATCGCAAGATGCGGGTCCTCATGGGCCCCGTTGGGTCCGGCAAGAGTGTGACGAGCTGCTTTGAAGTTATACGGCGGGCGTCTCAGCAGGAGCCTAACGCTCAGGGCATACGCAAGACCAGGGCGGCTGTGGTGCGTGAGACGGCCCGGCAGCTCATGGATACCACCATCAAGACTTTCCTAGATTGGTTCCCGCCGGGGATCTGCGGGCAGTACATGCGCACCACCAAGACTTACTTATTCAAGGTTGGGGATGTCGAGTGTGAGGTGATGTTCAGGGCGTTGGACGATGCGGACGACGTGGCTAACCTCAACTCCCTTGAGCTTACATTCGCATTTTTTAACGAGTGTAGGGACATGAAGCCGGAGATTATCGACGCTATGTCTAAGCGCGTTGGGCGTTTTCCGAGCGCTAGGGACGTAGGGCCTACGTGGTTCGGCATGTGGGGGGATACTAACCCGCCGCAGATGGACAGCTGGTGGTATTTTCAGATGGAGGGGATCGACCCTAAGGACGGCATCAGCGCTAACGACAACGGTTGGGGGGTGTATAAGCAGCCTTCTGGGCGTAGCGAGTTCGCAGAGAACATTGCGAATTTGCCTGAGAACTACTACGACACGCAGGGGCGGAGCGAGGAGTATATTCGGTGCTTCATTGATGGGGAGTACTCGCTCAGTTCGGCGGGGATGCCTGTGTATAAGTACTTTAGGCCGGATTACCACGTGGCCCGCGAGACCCTGCAGCCTATTATCAACGGTACGCGTCCCCTCATTATTGGGTTGGACTTGGGGCTGACGCCTGCGGCGGTCATTGGCCAGCTTGATCCTCGGGGGCGGCTGCTAATTTTTGCCGACTGTGTTAGCTTCGACATGGGGGTGCAGCGTTTCTGTAGGACGATGCTTAAGCCGCTGCTCTACGAGAAGTTCTCGGGGGCTAATATTATGATCGTCGTCGACCCAGCAGGCATACAGCGGGCGCAGACCGATGAGCGCAGCGCCGTGGATATTATTAAGGCTGGGGGGTTCAAGGTCATGCCAGCTAGGACCAACAACGTCTCGGCGCGGCTCAGTGCTGTGGACGACTACCTCATGCGGCAGGTGGATGGAGAGAGTGGGTTCCTAATTGATCCGTGCTGCATTAGCCTCAGGTCGGCCATGCTTGGGGGATATAGGTTCCACGAAAAGACCGGTGCGATCGACAAGAATAAACACAGTCACGTGGCTGAGGCACTGCAGTATTTGGCTCTACACGTGGCTTCTGTAGGGGATGGAAATATACTTCAGCAGCGTAGAGAGGTTAAACCACACCCAGCCTTGGGGTGGACATAATATGTATTGATTTAGATATATGTGGACTTTAGTATTGTTGAGTGCTGTTTGGTCTAAGCCCCGTATAGCACGGTTCTCCCTGAGACCCCCCTCGCTAGTCTCCTAGCTGGCGAGGGGTTTTTTGATTGCAAGGGCATGCTTTGTGGGGTAGACCGTAAGTGGGGGTGCAAACCCGTGCTTCATTTTTAGGAGAACACCATGCCAGTTGGAGCTTCAGGACCTACATTCATTGGTCATTCGCGGTATCTGACCCACATCGACCAGTCCACGAAGACCCCGCCCAAGACCCCTAAGGTCAAGGCGTCGTCCAAACCCACCTACATCTCTGTCGGCAAGCTCGCCAAGGCTGAGTAATGGCTGAAACGCTGGTCACAAAAGAGCGCCTAAAGGGCCGCCGGGTCATTGATAGCACCAACCGCAAGACGGGTGCGACTCGCGGTGGCGGTGTGATGGTCGACCCCGTGGATATCGGGGCTTCTCCCACTACGCCCGGTGCGACTCGCGGCGCTGGCACTCCGATGAAGCCTGTTAAGCCCAAGGTAAAATAATGGCTGGGCTATCCATGCTCAGAGTTGTCGACAACGCGACTCTTGTGCGGCAGGAGCAGGAAGCTGCTAAGCGGGACGTTGACCAGCGCAACGCAGAGCCATTCATTCTTGGGCTATCTTCGTTCCTTAAGTCTGCGTTCGACGCAGCCAAAGAGGCTAAAGATCCAATTAAAGATTCCATGCTTAGGTCGTTGCGGCAGCGTAACGGTGAGTATGATGCGACTAAGCTTGCTAGCATAAAGGCGCAAGGTGGCTCCGAGATATTTATGATGCTGACCGAGGTTAAGTGCCGGGCCGCTGAGAGCTGGCTACGTGACATCCTCCTGGATACGGGCACTCCCCCCTGGGATATACAGCCCACGCCCATCCCAGACCTCCCTCCGGACCGCGACGAGGCAATTGACAGCATTCTTGGCGATAAGGTCACGGAGTTTATTGCGCGGCTTGGCACCGCTCCTACGCCTAGCGAAGAGAACCAGATAAAGGAGGTGGCGGCGCAGGAGTTCCGGTTCCAGCTTTTGCAGGATGCGCAAGCTCGCGCTACGCGTATGCGCAACAAGATCGCGGATCAGTTCGCTGAGGGGGGGTTCTCTGAGTCCTTCGATGAGTTTATCACGGATCTTGTGACCTTCCCGGTCGCAATTATTAAGGGGCCCGTCGTTCGTCGACATCGCAAATTATCGTGGGGTAAGGACGAGGAAGGTAAGACCATCGCCGTTACGGACGATGTCCTCGCTCCTGAGTTTGAGCGCGTCGATCCATTCCGGCTGTATCCGGAAC